TACAGTCTTAGGTGTCTTACTTGATACACGTTTTTTAGGACGACAAGCAGGGTAAGCTCTATTTTCACCCTTTGAGCGTCCACAGGGCTTACCAGTTTTAACATCAACCCAGTTTTCCTTAAACCAACGGGTTAAACCACCACTACTTCTTCCCACTTTTTTTCTCCACTCGGTAAGTACCGCCACGTTTTTTGTACTCTCGTACAAGCCATGCGTTAGCGTAGGCAGAAGGATAAACTTTAAATTTACGTTTGGCTTCTGATTTTACTCTTGAGTATAGAGCTTTATTTACAGGAACATTCGCCACGCTTTTTACCTCCTTTTTTCTTCTTTTTCTTTTTCTTCATTCCAGTATGATAAGGCATAAGCAAAAAGGGTATCTTAGTATATTCTAAACGCAGTCTGCCCTAATGTCTCAGGTTTCGCCAAGTTAAATTGTTGCAGACAAAGATAACCAAAAGCATCAAAAGCATGGTCCACTCCAAGATTCTTATTAGGTAAACCAGTATTAGGTGCATAAGTTAAAGTTCTAAGTGCTTTTATCAATTCTTTACAACGAGGATGTATTAACGTCCTTCTGTCGCCATTAGCGTCATACAAGGCAGTATTGACAGCAGTAATCTTATCTCTGATCTTCCAGGGGCTTCTAGGGCTCATAACAGT